GCTTGGTAGATAACGATAGCACCAGTCACATCGTCGCCCCGTTGGTGAGGAAATTTGGTAACTGGACGTACAGAATCGTCTGGTCTGAACTTGATACCCTCCTTGCCCTCTACAAGCCTACCTGCTGTAGCGATATTGGAGTATGCACCAGAGCGCATAATCTCCGCACGCCAGTCCATAAGCATAGCGGACGGGAACATATTGCTGCTATGCTGTAAGAATGCCTCTTTGGGGTTGAAGGGGTACTCCGTAATGTACTTATCTACTACGCCAGCATCCTTCGAGTCGCGCTTCTTCTGGTCTCGGATAGCATTCTCCGACTGTACTGCCTTGTCAATCAAGGAGTTACCATCAGAGTCCATATACCCTACCTTATTCTTAAAACAGGGGAAGAAGAATCCGCAGTTCTGGTGATCTGCTCCCTCGTCCCAGATGTTCTGGATAGGAAGCAGGTTGTACGCTTCGGGATTATAGAACATACTCTCAAAGTCAATCGTACCTCCAGTCATATCCCCACCCGTACCGAAGAGAACAATCTGCCCCGTCACTACCTCACCGTCTTCTACACACGGCTGAGTAGCTAGGTAAGAAGCCTTCAGGTTGTCAAATACCCCACACTCCTCAAAGATGACAATGTTTGCGTCTTTACCTCTCGCCGCATCGGGGTTATCTAAAAAGGTCAAAGCTTCTACTTCGCTCTTGTATCCCTTCTCTACAGGCTGCCCTCCCATATACTCTAGGTAGCTAGCTTTCCTGTGGTTCTGCTTGTCTACGAGCTGGCGTCTCTTAGTCCATCCCGTATGCTCGTTCAGGAAGTTCATATTGTCTGTAACCATCGCCATAATACCCTTAGGGTATAGGTACTTCTTATCGAACGCACACAGCAGAGAATAGCTATTACGTACGGTATTGAAGGTGTTGGTTACAAGGGATGCGTTCTTATAGGAGAATCCCTTTCTTCTCGCCTTACCTACGATTAGATGCTTACCTCCGTTTAGATTCTCAAGAGAGACCGTGGTCGAAAGGCCCAATTTCTTATACCCCTCTTTCGTAATTCCATTGCGAGCGATGTCGAGTAGCCAGAAGAACTCATAGTCCCCATCCCAGAAGGAAGGGAACGTAAGCACCTTGCTCTGCGCTTTACGTGCGTCCTCTGTAAGCTTGATACGTGTGAAGTTGAGATAGAAGTAGTGGTGACCTGTGATACGTACCCCACCCACCTCATACCCATTGACACAGCGGTCGAGCTGAGTGGACCAATACTCAAAATATGCTGCAGATCCTGGAGGGTCTGGACAATAGAATCCGTGCTTCACAAAGTGTAAAGCCTCTCTACGGAACTCTTGTGTATTGGTAAGCATCAATCTTCAAATTGTCCTTTCTTACCTCCCCCACGAATCTTGGTGTCGGTAGTTTCCTCCCTCTTAATCTTCTCTTCTAGGGCGGAGATATTCTCAATTGCTTTGGGAAGCTTCTCTGCAATCTCTAGCATACGCTGCACACTCCTTACCACAGGCTCTATATCATCTATATCCCCCCCGTTGAGTGCCTCGTCAATACGTACCCGTAGCGTATCTATAAGTTTGCTGGAAGTAATAAGACCATCCCGTATCGAGGTCAGAGTCCGTACTGCAGGAGTAGAACTCATCTCCAGATACCGGTCAATCGCCTTCTTGACCACGTCATCTACCTCCCAGTCATCCAGCTTCAAATCCTTCTTTACCCTTACCTCTCTCTCCTCTACAGGATATATAGCATAAGGACTACGGTGGTCGTAGATGAAGTAGATAAACGCAAACTCCTTTACACAGTAAATCTTCTCCCTAGACTTGTCCTTCCTATAGACAGCCTTAAACTCAGGAATCAGCAGTATCTGCGGATCCACTACTACCCGAAAATTCTCCTCTTTGAATAAGCCCATTTACTAATTGCGATATACGTGCAGGTTTAACATAAAACTTTCCGAGATAGGGTAGACGTACCGTAGATAGCTCTCCCCTCTCCATACTATACTTCAGATGCTCAAACTGAGACTCAATAATATTAAGAACCTCCTTGGGGTCAGCTCCAATATCCTTGGCTATCTCACGAGCCATCCTATTCTTAATCGGGTTGTTCCTTGGCATTAAATATAAAACTCAATATATACGTGTATTCCCCAATGTGTATAGCAGTGTCAACCCAATAACCCATCTCCAAGAGTCTATCCACCGCTGCATATTCAAAATCAAATAGAGCCTGAAAGTCATCAAACTCATATACCAAGTAGAAATTACCCTCATTCGATAACAAACTTGAATTTGATTCCATCGGAAGGGTCAGGTGGAGTAAGTATAGCATTGTATGTATATCCCCCCTTATCAGAGTCATATACAATAACCCCCTTGTCTTTCAAATTCTTTACATAATTGTTTACTACAGTCACCGTCTTGAAGTTCATCTGGGAAGCTACATATACCCTAGCGTCCCTACTACAAGCAATAACCTTGTCAAACTCTATAAACAACAACAAAGCATCCAACTCCCGAGGAGTCAATTTCAATATCCCATTCAACAACTCCAAGTAATACCGTAAGTAACTCTTACTGGTCGTATGTATGGCTAGTTCCATTGCTCTCCTCGTATTTGCTAACTCTGTCAATCTTCTTATTTAACCTCTTCTTCAATAACACTCGAATATTCTTCAACAATATAATAATACACTGATTCTCTACAGAGAAGTTCTTCTTCTGTAACTCATACATCCTATCAACCAACATCGTAATTACCTCCTCATTCGTAGTCCCCCCGTTATATCCAGTAGCAGTCTTCTCCGTAAAACGAATCAGCTGCCCCTCAGTCTCAGACTTAAAATTGTGCAGCTTATATTCTACACCTGGCTGTAATACTTCCATAGCAATTTAAATTAAATGTCCAAATATACCTATATAACACCCGGTAGAACAATACCTAACCTCTCTACAGCCCTCTGCTCCTCCGGGGTCGTAAGTAGCTTGTAGTACTCCTCATCCAAAACCCGTATCTCATACAACAGCTGAATCCAAATATCCCTCGCCTGCTTATAGCCCCCTACGTCATGCTTGGACTTAGTACCTACACTCGCCTGGATAGCTGCATTAACCCTCAACAAAGAGTCAATCTTTTCCCTAATCTCCGTATTATCATAGTATCCCATAAACCAAAGGTATAATACTATACCGACACTAAATACCATATGGATACTTGTGGAGACTGTATGGAGACTTATGGGTAGCACCCTATATACACCTCCCCCCCATGGCACTCCTCTTCGAATACCCCCCATTGGAATACATCTCTTCTGACTTTGGAAACGCGTACTTCCCCAAGAACGACTCCTCGGCATTGGCAGCGTTGCAACTTCGCAACCTGTGTAAACACTTGTCCTATGAACACCTCTTCCCTTGTACTGGTGCCGATGCGCATCACCGAATCAGGTTCCCTCGTTGCACAGGTACACGCTTTCGGGCAGTCTCCGCAATGGATCACGATGCCCGTAATTCAGACGCGGTTGCTCGGATTGAACGTGAGCCAAACCTTCGCAACTAGCGGGTACGATAACCTCGGAACCTTTGGTAACGAGCAGGGTATCTTGATCGAAAACGTTAAGCTTACCCAAACCCTCGGAAACGATGGCAAACCTAAGCCAGTCGTTCGCAAAGAAGGTGCGAAAGAAGTTCCTGTCACAGACCAAAACGGTAACGTGAAATACTGGAACACCCTCGTACCTGCTTGATTGTGAGTATGTTAATGGTGGCGTGCATCCTCTTGTAGGGTGTACGCCACTATTACAAAACCAAGTGTTTACAAGTGTGCAATGTTATACGCTTTTATAGATAGCGTATTAGACATTGTATCTGCGATCATCTGCAATTCGTACACGTAAAACCTACGTGTATTCCAATAATCGTCTAACATTCCTACAATGGACACCTACAATCTGGTATTTTTTGCAGTGCTTCTTGCATACGTTGTAATTGGCTCTGTTATCGTAGCATTCGTAGAACACCACACCAACGGCTAATCCTATGACTGACTCGACCATCTTCCTTGTACACTTCGCTAATGCGATCGTGTGCTTATCTATCCTACGCTACTTAATGCATCGTAGTGTACGTAGATCTATCTTATCTTAATTGACGTAGAGCTAGGGTAACCTAGTCTCTACGTTCTTTTGTACACTATCATATCATCAGCTCTGTAGTACTCTATACTCATCACTCCTGTATTAGTCCTTCTATTCTATTCTATTCTCTCTACCTATAGTATCTCACGCAGTTCCATCTGCTGTAAACGCTAAGATGACTGCTCTAAACGACATCTTGCAAGAACTCCTTGATGACAACCACCTACTACCCGACCTCAATACACGTATGACTATCTCTGCAGTAAACCAAGAGATTCAAGACCTCCTTGAAGAGTCTAGATCTTTTGCTTCAGACAAGACTATCGTATACCGTGTTCCTTCTTACCAATACTTTGAGATTTACGATGAGTACTAAATACCACGTAGAGAACTACAACGTAAATACCTCTTACGCTGACTCTCCTTATATCTACGGATCTTACAATATCCTTATAGGGGAGATGTTCTTCTGTCCTTCTGAACGTATAGAAGGTCCTCCTCCTGTCATGGTAGATGACGTAAGTGTTGAGCTTTACCGCTTGTATGAAGGGCGGCCTGGAGAACTCGATGTTCCACACTCTGGTGGAGACATCATCCGTCACGCCCTTTTCCTGTTCCCAAACTATCGTGCTGTATCCTGTGGGTATACCGATAAGAACTTCTTTGTCCATTTCCGACTCTCTCTTTGATTCCATCTTAAACAAATAAGTGCCATGAAAAACTTCTTGTTCCTCTCTCTCTTGCTTGCTGCCTTCTCTATCAACGCACAAGCCGAAGGTCCTGTTAAGCGTCGTATGGGTAGCTGGATGCGTCCTGCCTACTCGGGTAGCTACCACTCATGGAAGAACCATACGTGGGAACTCCGTAAGCGTGGAGACCGTACGTTCAATGCCTACCAGCGTCGAGTCCATGGCGACTGGGGCCGTCGACCAGGTACCTGCGTCAAATGGTGATTATATGCGAGAGAGGAGGGTAATACCTCCTCTCTTATTTTTATTAACTTTATCTCTTCACAACTATGGACTTCAACACCTTCCGAGACAACGTACACAACACCGCACAGTATGCGCTGTCTGCTGTCTCTACCATCTACAAAGGAGACCAAGGTACTCTCCCTACGTTCCTCACCTTGAGTAACGGCGCCGATCACTTTGGTACAGGTGGTAGTGCTCCTCTACCGGATGCTCTCTTTGTGCGGGTATACTATACCTCTGACTACTTCGCGATTCAGTACGGACGTAACTTCATAGACTATATGGATTACTCTACAGCTACCAACGTAAACAATGGCTACAAGACAATCGATGCCAACTTCGCCAAGTTTACCTTTCGGACCTTGGATAGCTTGGAGTATCTTAACGCCCGCACCTCCGACCTTGAGAAATACATCCACAAACTCCGTGAAGTAGCTTCGCAAGATCTTGAGGCATTCCGCAATCTTTGCCGTATGCCTAAATCTCAAGAGGACTTTATCATCCAGTAACCTATGAAAGAATACTTCGACACAGCTGCCGTAGCGCAGAAACTTCTCCAGAACTATGCGATGGAGAAATTCAAAAAGGCTAATACATACGACGACGAGGATCTTGAGCACAGAGCTAACGTCTCTGCAGGATTCAACATCATCGAAATCTCTAACCAACTAGAGAAGGTTATCCATCAGATGGGTAAACTTGCTACTGTACTTGCTATCGTCGGAGCATTCTTTGTAGTCTATTCCGTCGCAGTAACCATTCTCTACATCAACTCCTTTTCATGATGGACGAAACAGTTCACGCCTACATCTACACCCGTAACGGGCAGCAGTTCATTACTCCTTCTGGGATACTGGCACACGAGCGTAATCAAGAGCATTATGTCTACGCCGTCCAATCGTGAGAACCCGTCTACCAAGACGTACAAATGCGTAGCAATCAACGAAGGACTTAAGAAGCGTCATGCCTTCTATGCCTCGTCATTGCCACGCGCTAAGGAACTTGCCAGAATCCACGTACAGACCAACTACTGGAAAACCCATGGCTGGGTGTACGAATCACGAGAAGTATTCAAGCAGGAATCCTACGATACCGGGATGTAATCACATAATGTGATACCAAGTTTCTATATGCTTATTGTATTACTGTATCGTGTCCTTATATTTGGATACGATTAAAGGGATAGTCCTAGGGTAATACGAGTTAAGCTGTATAGAAATCCTATACATAAATGAGGGGGCTTCGGCTCCCTCTTTTATTTCTTCTTGGTTTTACGCTTGATCTTGGCTTCAGCTTTCAGCATAGCCTTCGTAGGCTTCTTACCTGAACCCTTATTTGCACGGATATTATCCCACAATCCACGTGGCGACATAGACCCGTCTTTACGTTTCATCATTTTCACAATCAAATATAATTAATAATGGACTTAGCACCACGCTACTGTACCGTTACAGGTACACCTATGTACGAGGGCTATCTAGTATCTGATATGTACTACGCAGCCAACGTACAGGCTTTGCTTGAGCTTATCAGACGGGTGTATGGTATTGTGGCTACTGCTCCTGAAGGTGAAGAGCTATTGCTAGAGATGGCATACGATGCACAACTCTATTGCTATACTGACTGGCGTGACCTTAGTGAAGATGAGTGGCTCGACCCACCTACAGAACAACCACAATGAATCGTGCGCGTATCGTAATCAGCAAGAGACAATTGCCGGACGTATACTTCCGCAAAGCTGAAGATGTATGGGAAGCTAAAAAGCGACTGTACAAACACGGAACCAACCATAGAGAGGAGATGTATGCGATTGCTCTTAATCAAGCCAATCGTATGGTATCTACCTATCAAATCTCAAGCGGTTCAATCACATCTACAGTATGTGACCTACGTATACTCGCCCAGTTCCTCATCCTTCAGAATGCTACAGCCTGTATCCTCGTACATAATCATCCAAGCGGTACTACAAAACCATCTGATCAAGACCGCAAACTAACACACAACGTTACCGAAAGTCTCAAGCTCTTCGACATCAAACTGTTAGACCATGTCATCTTCACTGAAGATGCCTACTATTCAATGGCTGAACACAACGACCTCTAATCCTATTTACCATGTCTACAACAGAATCACGTTTACAACAACTCCAAGAGGAACTCGACAACTTAAAATCTTCTCTCGAATCATTGAAAGAAGACATTGACAAGGTCGAGATTCCAACAAGTAACAACACCTTCACTGAAAAAGAAGTTATTGCGCTGCTTGAAACTGCATACGACACAGGCTTCAACGATTGCTATGACGAGGCGATGAATACAGACTATTCATTGCGTTATCACAAGGATGTAGTCACCGTCGAAGTAGAGATTTCAGGTGACGAGTTCTTCCGATACGAACCTCTTGACGGTGCCAACAACAAAGAGATTCAAGTGGAAAAGATTATGGAGAGGGCAGTAATTAGTAAGATTCCTATCCCACAATCAGACTACTCCATCCTATGATCTACACCATTGAAGACCAGTACACCGAGTACTGTTACTTCGGAGGTACAGCAAATGATGTGTCTGCATCGCTGTTGGATTATCTAACAGCTGGATACGATGTAATGGTATGTGCCTACAACAATCTCTTTGATAGAGACCCTGTAGAGATATACTCAGCAGAAGGATTTTATATATCACATCTAAAACAGAAACACAATGGATGATTCCAAAGCCATCATCAGTTACCAAGGGCAATCCGCAGATGAAATTGATGAGCAACTTACAGAGGCAGATGCGTTTCTGTTTATGCCACAAGAACAAGGGTTTCCATTCTATGTCACCCTTGTACAAAACGGGGATACTACTACAATCAATTTCACTTGCCTAGAGCGTAGCCTCACCATCCGTGAGTTCATCCATCTATGCAAGCGTAATGGGCCTATCGCTTCGTTCCCGATCGCTTCGCCCGCGTAGCTTTTCCCTTCTTCATTCCATTACGTGCGCGGTTACTTGACGCACGCTCCATCGTAATCTTTCCTCCCTTGGTATGTGAGGCATCTAATCCATCACCATTGCCATAGGTACCAGCTTGACGGTTAGCCTTATTCATAGCTACCCGTTTCTTCACAGCCGATTCTTGCTTCTGATACTGTGCATCATACGCCCGCTTACGTTCAATACTCCGTTGAGTCATACCTCTTTTCTTATAAGAGAACCCTTTACCAGCGAGTCCGTTACGTGCCATATCAGTAATAGAATAAATAATCCCTCTAATTTACAAACAAATCTTTTTAGCCATGAACTACGTAAAAGTAATTGCAACTGAAATCGCTTTCGACCGCAACGCCCGTGAGTACAAGCGTGTAACTCTCCAGTCTATGGATAACGCTCAATACGTTGACCCAGAAACTGGCGAAGTATCTGCTGTACTGGCTCCTGCTACAACTGTCCGTGCTATCGGTTACAAGGTTCCTTATCTGTTTGAGGAATCCGATGCTAGCGCAATTCCTGACTGGATGTGGAACGCTAAACCCGGCATGGTCGTGCAGGGTGCAATCGTCCGCCGCCAAGTAGCTCCATACGACTTGGGTGGTGTCACCCGTGAGTATGCTACTGTATTCGTCGCAGGAAATCCTAGTAACGCTACTGAGTTCGAACGAGCAATCAACGCATCGTTCGAGAAGTCTGGACATACGCTCGCAGATCAATTGCATCCCATCCCGACAGGTGGTATCAAAGAGCGTCGTGCTATCCGTGTAATCTAACCGGATAGGGTTGATAGGTTAGGGGGGACATAAACGTATGTCTCCCCTAACTTTACCCTATAAAAATTACGCTATGATTTACATTATAGGAAGAACAGAAACCCCAGACCCTACCCAATTCCAGCCTATATCGTTTCAAGAAGCCCATAGCGTACTCACCACAGCAGCTACCCTGTACGTAGACATAGAAACTACAGGACTAAACTTCATCTCCGACTCTATAGTCACCGTACAAGTAGCACATAACGAAGAAGACCAATACATCTTCATAGTAGACAACGATACAAGACGTATCGATGCCATAGTACAGCTACTCAGCAATGCCAAAACACTCGTAGGTCATAACCTCAAATTTGACCTCAAGTTCCTCAAACGCTATGGACTCAACGTCAAGCAAGTCTATGATACCTACATCTGTGAGCAAATCCTCACCGCAGGTACTCAATCCCGTAACGGCCTCAAAAACGTAGTACAACGCTATTGCTCTGTAGACCTCAATAAATCACATCAGCAATCCTTCACCATTGGTTGTACACTATCATCACCACTACTCCAGTATGCAGCGTTAGACGTAGCTTACCTCTCCTTCATTATGCATCAGCAGATAGAGTTACTCAAGACTCACAATCTGCTTTACATAGCTGACTTGGAGAATGCTGCTGTACTAGCGTTTATGACTATGGAGTACAACGGTATTGGGTTGGATATAGATAGATGGAAAGCCCAGGTTTCTATCATTGAGAACGAGGCTAAGGTTATTGAGGAAGAGATGAACCATATCGTAGATACTGACGATACGTTTGTTTCTGTACGTCCTGACAGCATACAGCTTTCTTTGTTTGATTCCGGCGAGAAGGTATCTAATCGGTATCGTTGGGATAGTCCTGCTGCTACTCTGGATATATTCCATTGTGTTGACTCTAGGATTATCTCTACTTCAGATCAGATACTACAGAAGCTCAAGAGGAAGCATAGGTTAGCTGGGTTGTTACAGGACTATAGGGAGAAGAGTAAGAAGGCTTCTTCTTTTGGTACCTCTTTCTTGTCTCACGTATATCTGGATGGTCGTATTCATCCGAGTTTTATGCAGCTGGTGTCTACAGGGCGTACTTCGTGTAGGGAACCTAATATGCAGCAGATTCCTGCGGATAATACCTATCGTAATTGTTTTATCTCTGGGAGTGATTGGGTATTTGTATCTGGTGACTACTCGTCGCAGGAGTTATGTATCATAGCGCAGGGTTCTCAAGATCCTGTATTCTTGGAATGCCTTACCAAAGGTCACGACTTGCACTCTGTATGTGGTGAGCTTGTATTTGGCAACGACTGGATTTCTGCTGCTGAAGACGATTGTGTCTATATGTCGCAGAAGGAAAAGTGTAACTGCAAGAAACACAAAGAGTTGCGTAATGTAGTTAAAGGTATCAACTTTGGTTTAGCGTATGGTATGGGTCCGAAAAAGCTTTCTGAGCAAATGGAAATCCCTATGCAAGAAGCATCAGACCTAATCGATAAATATTTTAAAGCGTTTCCTGCTATCAAGAAGTTTCTCGATAGTATGAGTAAGTCGGGTATACGTAGGGGATATATCGAAACGTTTGCTCCTTGGTCTCGTAAGCGTTGGTTCCCGGAATGGGAACCTAGCAATATGCCGATGGCTGTCAAGGCAAGGATTGAACGTCAAGCGAAGAATACTCCTATCCAAGGTACCGCTGCTGATATGACCAAACACGCTTTGGTACTATGTCACAAGTATCTTGAAGATTCCAACTTCCCTGCGAAACTCGTACTCACCGTCCACGACCAGATTGATACTATCTGCCATCCAGATTACGCTGAAGATTGGAAACAAACCCTTCAGCTCATTATGGAAAAGGCAGCTAAGTATGTTATGAAAAACGATTTGTTAAAAGCAGAAGTAAACATCACAAACCATTGGAGCAAATGAGTATCCCTCATCCAAAAGCAAAGGTTGAAAAGGTTGACTACAACTCTCTCACCCTTGAACAGAGGTACAACTACTGGGCTGTACATCTCAAAGAACTGGATAACTTCTTACGGTCTTCTACTGATCTATCCGATGAGAAGCAAGAACGTATTATGACAGAAATGCGCAGTATTATGCAAATCCTTAAAGTTTTAAAGTAATGAATCCCTCTCAACAAGTAACTACCAACGGTAGTAAGTTCCACGCTGCTACACGCCAACAGTTCTTTGAACACCCTGTACCTGTAGCTACCAACTATTACAGCCCTGTATCTAATCTGGAGCTGTACAACCATATCGGTGAGCAACTCAACTCTGCTGGATATGCTATCCGTGATGAGCGATTTGTCACTGCATACAAGGGTCAGGTAGGTTTGGCGATTCTGGATGTACAGGATGGTAGCAACGATGACTTGGGTATCAGCCGGAGCATCGCCTTTATGAATAGCTACAACAAGATGCGTTCGGTAAAGATTGCTGCAGGTGCTACGGTACGTGTATGCAGCAACGGTATGTTCTTCGGAGATATGGGTTCTTTCTCACGCCGTCACAAAGGCAAAGTATGGGAAGACATCAAACGCTTTACCGATGAGCAGATTGAACAACTCGATGTGCAGCTTCGTAAGGCACGCTCTATGAAGATCCATACACAAGCTATGAAGGTCAACTACAATCACGTCTCCACCTTTATGGGCGATGCCGTATTGAAAGATCTGCTGACCCCTCATATGGTTGCTGACTTCAAAGAGTCTATCCATACCAACAAGGACTTTGCTATGCAGTTCGATAATGGACGGATTGAATCTATCGAAGGCTCTGTATGGCAACTCTACAACAACGCTACAGAGGCACTCAAGCGTAGCAATGCAAGCGACTGGGTTAGCCGTCATGCGAACGTTACCAATTGGTTCCTTGAAGAGTGTGAGCTTCAAGACTTGGTTGTGTAACTAATGCGCGTAGACAACAAGAGGTTAGAGCGACAACAGAAAGTTATTGATCGCTGGGTCAAGGCAGGCAGGAAGGGTACACTCGAAGCTGTTACAGGTTTCGGCAAGACTTTCGTAGGCCTCTTGATTCTTCAGGATATGAATGAGAATCTTCACGGTGGGACTGCTATTGTAGTAGTTCCCACCGTGAATCTCAAAGACCAATGGGAGCGACAAATCAATGACTTAGGTATTGTAAATACCTCAGTACTAGTGATTAACACAGCTGTCAGATTCCGAATGGATTGTGACTTGCTAATCCTAGATGAGGTTCACAACTATACTTCTGATATTTTCAGGAATATATTTGATAATGTAAAGTACCGACACATCCTCGGTCTAACTGCTACGTTAGAACGAGACGATGCTAGGCACTTCATTGTCGAGCAGTATGCACCTGTGATTGATACAGTAACCCTCAAGGAAGCTGTGACTGCAGGTTACGTATCTAAGTTTTCTGTTATCAATATCGGCTTACGTATGAGTGAGCAAGAAGAGATAGCATACAAGAAAATTACAGATGCTTATTACAAACACTTCGCTGTATTCAACAACAAGTTCAATACGGCTATGAAGTGTATTCAGGATCCGATTTATAGGAGCATCTATGTACGTTCTATGGCAGGGTGGGATGACAACCAAATTCTAAACTCTGCAAGGGCTTGGAATAAAGCTATGCAAGCAAGGAAGAATATGCTGTATACCTCCGAGACCAAGATGAATGCTGCCAAGAGACTCATCAGCACGTACGATGTTCCTATTATTACCTTCGGAGAAAGCGTGGACTTTGCTATCGCCTTGAATCGTAAGACTCAACCCTATAGCGAAGCCTATCACAGCAAGATTAACAAGGCTGCTCGGTATTCTATCCTCAAACGATTCTCTGACCCGCGTACGGACCTGCGTATCCTCCATACTGCACGTGCGCTCGATGAAGGATTTGATGTTGATGGTATCGAAATGGCAATTGTATGTTCTGGTACATCTACTCCTCGACAAGACTTGCAACGTACAGGTAGAGCGATTAGATTTAAGGAGAACAAGACGGGGTATATCATCAACCTCTATCTGAAAGATACTCAAGATGCTGTGTGGTTAAAGGCTCGACAGACCAAGACCACGAACGTTATCTGGACACACTCAGTAGAGGAGGCGATGACCCATATTGGTGACAACTTGCTCAAAGACCCCTTACCCTTTAAAGATTAGATATGCTACCACAACTGGACAAATACGTGGATGTCATAGTAAAGCTAGACATCACGCCCTTGCAGATCCTCTTTCTGCAAATCCTCCATGAAAAGCGTTACGACTTACTCTACAAAATCGCCAACGAGGGTCATTATTTTGAGCCTGCTGCGATTGACGACTTGGAGATGAAAGAGCTTGTAGTGAACTGCCACAGACACGCTAAGAGTATGTATGCAGATTACTACGAGGTAACGGATAAGTTTATTGAACTCTTTTACGATGCCACTATGAAAAATGCAGAAGAATTCTGGGATACCTATCCAGGGTATATCACCATCAACAACAAGAAGATTCCTGCTAAAGGTGTCAACAAGGAAGAGTTTATTAAACACTACCACCAACACGTGAAGTCTCCAGAAAAGCACGAGCTGATTATCAGTACTCTGCGCTTTGCTGTAGACAATAAGATGATTGCTATCCGTATAGATAAGTGGTTACAGTCTGAGGCATACAATGATATTCTGAAGATGATGGAGACTAAAGCATCAGAAGATATGCCCAATGACCGACTCATCATATGAGCTTCCAATAAGGACGATGGATGAGGTAGTAGCTTCTACTACTTCAACCATTGAGTCCTATATGGATGGCACTGTACCTGTATTGAAAACCCGATGGAAGCGTGTCAATGATATGCTTCTTGGTGGTTTGCAATTCGGGATGGTATATGTGGTCGCAGGTGCTTCGGGTCACGGCAAGAGTATGTTCCTCAACAATTTGATGAGGGACTTTACTTCACCCGTGTTCAATAGTTTCGAGAAGCCTCTGAAGATTCTACACTTTAGTTTCGAGATGAGTGCCGAGATGGAATTAATTCGACGCATCAGTGCCCTATCTACTGTTGGACTGGACAAGATTCTCAAAGCCGATAGCAAGCTGACGGACATCGAGAAGTCTATGATTTATGATAAGCTATCTAAAATCAAGGAACCAGATCTCTATTTCGTAGAGAAACCTGGTACCCGAATGGAGATAGCTAAGACTATCAAAGCTTTCATAGATAACAATCCCAACTGCCACTACGTAATCTGTTTAGACCACACTCTTCTGGTAACCCCATTACCCGGAGAGAACGAGATACAGATGCTTGCCGAGTTAGGTAAGATGTGTATTGAGATACGTAAGAGATTCAATGCTATGATTCTCCTTGTGTCTCAGCTAAACGATAAGATAGAAGGTGACAAGCGAAGAGACCCCGATATTCCTACCCTTCATTACCCTATGAAGACGGACATCCACGGCTCTAAGCAACTGTACCACGCAGCGGATTGTGTTCTTGTAATCCACCAGCCTAGTCTGTTGGGTCTAGAGACGTATGGTAGAAGAAATATCCCTACTCAAAACTTAGTAGCCTTACACTGCCTTAAGAATCGTCACGGCCAAACAGCCCTGACACTACTCACAAACAATTTAAAAAATGGAACCTTCGACGAATACGAAAGTAGTTCTTCGCCAGCTCAAGACACGAGACCTAGATTTTCCCTATGATTATGCAGAAGTAGAAGTAGGTAGTATCTTTATGAACCGCGACAACACATACACCTTTGTGTTGAGTAACAGGGTTTTAGTGTTTAATGTTTATACCTGTAACCTACGTATTGAAGGTCACTCTTACTTTGTATTAGACAACGACTATACTCTGATACAAAAACATACAGATGCCTACAACGATTGTTACAAGGCTCTTGCCGCACTGATGAACAAGCACTTTATAAATGTTATTGAAGAAACCTTTTCACCTATGAAAGATGATTGAACCTAAAGTACAGAAAGCAGCGATGAGTCCACATCGTCTCTTCATTTATGGCAAACCAAAGATTGGCAAGACCACTGCTATTGCACAGCTCCCTAAGCATTTGATTATCGATACAGAAATCAAAGGCACTAAGGATGGCGGTGCAGTAGGCGGCACATCATTCTGTGATGGCGCATACAGCATCATCGTAGGTGACTTGCCAACGTTACGTGAAGCCCATAAGTATATCGTAGCCAATGGTGCAGAGTTTGATTTCATTGTCATCGATACGATTGATCATATCGAGACGTGGGTATCAGAAGACATCTGCGCTAAACACCGTGTAGCTTCTATCGGTGACTTGCCACACGGTAAGGGTTGGGCTATGGCTCGTAACCAAACTATCGCGGTAGTAGAAACCTTTGCTAAAGCTGCAAACAAACTCATCATTGTGGGCCATCAGAAAGATGGTCATGGCGAGGAGCAGATTGAGGTAGAGAAAGTCGCACTTACGGGCAAGCTTAAGACTCACCTGTGCTCGATTATGGATGGCGTGGGCCGTATTACACGCAGTGCAGAAGGCAAACTTATGATTGACTTCCGTACGGGTAACAATACGGATGCTGGCTGCAGGATTCCACGGCTAGCAAATCAACTTATGGAATTGGACTGGAAAGAAATCTACCCTGATATTATTAAATAAAAAGAACTATGTACGGATTCGATGAAACAACTGCCACAGGTGGTGGCAACTTTGGTAAGATTGCAGCTGGTATCGTAGAGAATATCAATCTCAAGGACATCAGCTACGACCATCTTAAAGCAGATGGAAGCGGAGATAAAGTAATCAAGTTTGTATTTGCAGATGATGCAGGTGCTACGTTTACTCATATCGAGTTCCCTATTGACTTTGCTCAACGTCTTCAACTCGCTAAGGGTTGGGGTAAGTCTACGGCTGATGCAGAAGCATATGTCAAGCAGGAGTATGAAGCACAAGGTGAGCGTATCAAGCATATCCTGAGCTGCTTTATCCCTAAGGATAAGTGCGTGGTGAAGGCTGACAGCTTTGAGAACTTCGCTCAGGGCATCATCAAGTTGATTGGAGATAACCATCGCAATGTACCTGTCCGTATCAAGACAGTTTACAAAGGCACAAGTGGCTATACTACCTTCCCTAAGCGTGCCTTGAAGCCTTTCATTCAGAATATGAAAGAGCCTAACCGTTTGGCTATTGATCCGAAGTGGGACAATGTTACCCCTCCGGTTCCTGATAATGATACGTACAATACCACATCTGTCTTTGCAGAAGATAAGAAGGAGCAATCCTATGATTCTGCTGCTGATGCGCCCTGGTGATGTACGAACTGCGTCCTAATCTAAACAAAGATTATATCCTGACGCAGCTGTCGCAAGAACAAATAATGGAGAAGTATCTGGGAGTGAGGATTGATCTTCACAAACGGATTACTTCTCCATTGCGGCAGGATAATAATCCTAGTTGTGGATTCTTCTATACCAAGGAAGGAGACCTACTCTTCAAAGACTTTGCTACAGGTTATGTGGCTGGTTGTTTCAAACTGGTTAGTGACAACTACAGCTTGAACTTCAACGACACACTTAGTAAGATAGCAGATGACTTTGGATTGCTTTCTGGTACCCCTGCTCCACGTATCGAGTACCTAGAGTTTGTACCCGGAGAGAAGGCAAAGACCTCTATACAAATCAAGCGTAGAGACTTTACCTTATCTGATAAAGACTACTGGACACAGTTCGGCATTACCAAAGAGACCTTATCTCTTTTTGATGTCGTGGCTGTAGACAACGTCTGGGTAAATGGGAAGATAGTATACGGGTATAGTAGAAACGACCCAGCTTACGCTTACTGCTTCGGTGGTGGTGACTACAAAATCTATTTCCCTAAGAGAAGAGGAAACAGATTTATATGTAACTGCACTGTAATTCAAGGAGAGCATATCGAAAGGAATTATAGGAAGGGTACCATCATCACCAAAAGTATGAAGGATGTAATGGTGTTTCACGAGTTTGGTCTAACTGCTGTTGCGCCACAAAGCGAATCTGTATATCCCGATGCCACCTGGGTCGAGGAATTGAAACAGAAAAGCAGGTTCGTTGTATCGCTCTACGATTTTGATAAGGCGGGTGTGTCTATGGCTAACTATATGAGAAAGCAATACGGCATCAAACCCCTCTTTATTACGAACGGAAGATTCGGTACAGAGAACCTAGGGGCTAAAGACATCAGTGACCTCGTAAAGTTTCACGGAATGAACTATGTTGCTTTACGCATATCTTGGCTGCTAGATGAACACTACAGTCATTGAGATTCCAAACTTTATTACTCAAGTAAAGATGAGTAATAGCCGTCGTCCTAAGTACTATACCAAGACCGACAAGATTCCAAAGAAGTTTGCAGGATGTAACTTTGATGCTAAGGGTAGACTGCTTGGCCCTGATAACCAGCCAGTTGTGAAGAACTCTCGTAGCGTAGACAAGCCTCGATACAAGAAGATTAATGGACAAGAGTTTTACTCTGGTGTAGCTAGTCCAATTATCCGTGTAAAGATTGTCAATGCTATCAAGGATTACTTCCGACCCTTTGTAGAACCAATCGCTAAAATCAAATCCTTTCCTGTACAGCTAGAGTGCCACTTCTATGATGTACCTGATAGGTCTGATTGGGACTTAGATAACAAATGGATTTACTGCAAAGTGTTTCAGGACTTGCTTGTACATACAGGTAAGATTCCAGACGACAACATCAAGTACATATCCAAGTCAGCATCAATCGAGTTCTATCCTGTAGAAACTGAAGAAGAACGTAAACTTGTATTTGTCATCAAGCCAGATACAAGAAATCACAGCACCTTTTACAAATGATACAAACCGTTGGTAGAATAGTAAATGGAGAAATAGTACCCTTAGAAGAAATGCTTTGGCTCAATGAGTTGAAGCGTCTAAGTGGTAGAGAAGTAGAGATAGTCATTATACCCAGACCTAAGCGCACCCTTAATCAGAATGCCTACTACTGGGGTACTATCGTGTACATGATTTGGACTGAACTAAAAGGACGTGGACTCCAAGCGTCTGATTTGTCCACTCGTACAGGAGACTTGTTACGCAATGATGTTCACGACTTCTTACGGTCTATGTTTGCCCAACGTGAGAAGTTCAACATCATAACCGAAGAAGTTGAAATTGAAACAATTAGCACCAAGGATATGACCTCTATCGAGTTTACAAACTACGTAGAGCGTATCCGTCAATGGGCTGCAGAAGAACTAGGTTTAGAAATCCCAGATCCAAATGAGCAAGATTAAAGCATATTACCACGAAGAGATTTGTGAAGGTACCCAACCGAAACAAACGAAACAAGTAGATACCTATAGCCTGTACTGCTCCCGCTGCGGAGAGATGTTACAACCAGCTGGGTATGAAGAAGCAGAATGCACTGGATGCGGCAGATTGTATACGATCGTAGCACAACCCGGACAAGATGAATGAGACTGTCAATGGCATCCTCTATGTAACGATACAAGTCGAGGTTAACCGTTACGAGAGTACAGACCCGCTAGATGTAACGCATCGTGTAGATGGGTACATACAACAAGTTATCCATGCCATCAACAAGAATCCTTTTCTTGAAGCCTCTGTATCTGAATACGAGGTAAACGAATTGAGTGTGTATGATGTTGATTGGGAGAACCAACTAGATTAAAGAGAGGGGGAGTACGCTCCCCTTCTCTCTACCTTTATACTATGGCAGGGGAGAAATTCAAATCGGGTGACTTAGTCCTCTATAAATACAACTATAAAACATCGTTCAAAGGTATTGATTTAGAGGGCTTTATAACTGTCAAAGGATATTATGGTAATGAGATTGGATTAGACAGAGAAGCTAAGAGATTGGTACGCCAGACTCTTCTCGATAGATTCTTAGATTTAGAAATAACTAGGGAAGACCCTATCAAATTTTACACGAATGATAGACAGAGATAAATACTGGGATGTAATTGCAATCAATAACTCTTCCCTCAATTACATCGACCCAGAATCAGGAGGTAGTCCTAGATACTTTAAGAAGTATTTAGATGGACTGTTGCAGGACAAACCCTCAGCATCGTTTGAGTTGGGGTCGCTGGTTCACCAAGTACTGTTAGAGCCAGAGAGTATAGATATTGAGCCAGCTAATGTGCCAGGTCCAAAAGTCAAGGACATCATTGACTACTTGTATCTACGGTTGAAGTCACAGCACAACGGCTTGATGGAGTTTATTGAGCTATCTGAGGTAGACGTAGAAGAGTGGAGGATTGTGATTCCTGATGACTACTACAGCAACCGTACGTTAGAGTCTAAGGTGGACTCTATCCTCAAGGTAGCTAATCCTTATTGGGAAGCCCTCTGCTTAACTCAAGACAAGACGATTGTAGATTCAGACACGTTCCATAAAATCCTTGGCTGCGTGGACTCTATTCGTATGCATCCATTCGCAGCCGACCTCATAGAAGGCACAGGCTTTGGGCACTCGTATCAAGAAGCATACAACGAGATAGAGATTTACTTTGATAAGGATTGGGAAATCCATACTACAACAGACAAAATAAATCTGGAGTTCAAGGCTAAGCTGGATAGGATTCTAATTAACCACGAGGAGAAGTACTACTCCTTAGTAGACTTGAAGACTACTGGAGGAGCTATAGGTATGTTTGATGATACAGTATTCAAGTATAAGTATCACCGTCAGCTTGCCTTCTACCAATGGGCTATGAGTCAAGCGTACGAAGGCTACACCTGTAAGTCTGTATTCATTGTTGCTGTACAGACCAATAAGGAGTATCCCTGTGAAGTGTTTACTCTCGATGAGGACTACTTAGAGTTAGGTTGGATTGAGGCTTCCCAGCTTATCTCTCGTATCGCTTTCCATAAGCATATGAATAACTGGGGGTCGAGTATGGAAAGTTTAATCGGGGGTGTTATCACATTAAAACTAGATGCAGAAGACGATTAATGCAGTAGGCGAGGGATGGGCTTCTACGCTACATCCAATCTTTCAGATGGAGTTTATGCAAGAGTTGAAGCGTAAACTGATAGTAGAGAAGCAGCACAACAAAGTATATCCAGAAGACAAGGATATCTTCCGTGCCTTCAAGCTTACAGACCCCGATACAGTACGTGTACTTATCATCGGGCAGGATCCTTATCATGATGGCTCAGCTGATGGATTGGCATTCAGTGTGCCAGAACATAGGAACCTGAATCCGTCTGTAAGGAATATCCGCAAAGAAGTTATTGATGACATTGGCAGTACTATACTTCCACAAGGCGAGTTAGATGCTTGGGCTAGACAAGGGGTACTTCTAATCAATACTATCCTTACGGTGAATCAAAGCAGCCCTAACAGCCACGCTCATTTAGGATGGGGACAGTTCATCAACCAGGTGCTGATGGAGTTAGCATACCGCCCTGAGAAACCCTTAGTCATTATTCTATGGGGTAAGAAGGCTCAGCTATATGCGAAGGGTATGTTTACTATGCCATACCATCTTGTACTGGAAGCTCCACATCCTGCAGCAGAAGGATACAGCGGAGGTAAGGCTGGCTTCTTTGGATGTAAGCACTTCAGTAAGGCAAACGATTTCCTTTCTCGTATGGGTTCCTCAGCTATTAGCTGGTGATATATTTGCTACGGAAACGTAGCATCTGGCCGGATGGTGAAACTGGTATACACGACAGACTTAAAATCTGTTGAACCGAAGGGTTCGTGCGGGTTCGATTCCCGCTCCGGCTACCATTATATTTGACGTATGTATTTAAGCAAACATCTCACACTCAAAGAGGTAATCAAATCTGATACCGCAGTTCGTAACGGCATTTCCAATATGCCTAACGATGAACAACTTGAAAACTTAAAACTGGTTGCTACCGAAGTCTTTCAACGCGTGAGAGACTTTTTCGGTGTGCCTATCAAGGTTAGCTCTGGCTTCCGTTCCGAAGCATTAAACAAGCTCATCAAAGGCAGCAAGACCTCTGACCACATGAAGGGATGTGCCTTAGACTTGGATGTAGATGGATACACATACATCACCAATGTTGCCATCTTCAACTACATCAAAGACAACTTAGACTTCAAACAACTTATCTGGGAGTTTGGAGATGATGAGAATCCTGATTGGGTACACGTCGCCTATCAGAAGGGTAATAACGACAAAGAAATCCTGCGTGCAATTCGGAAAGGAGGTAAGACTATTTACATCCCTTATGAGGAGTAAAGGAATTATTTAATTCCTATACTTATAGGAACTTGTATCTTTGGTGTAAATTCATCCTAATGAGACAGTTCCTAAATTTATTATTGCTGTTGATACCTACGACAGCAATAGTAGCCCAACAAGACTGCGTGGTAATGGGAGACCAATCTGACCCGTTACCACGCAATCATTTTCAAAACAGGGTATATCTGCAGAAAGAGATTCGGTGTGTAGTCCATATCCTATGGGATACAGCGTTTACTGCTAGCCAGATTTCAGAACCTATCATTGAGGCTGCTATGGATCAGCTCAATGTGGACTTCATAGGTACTGACATCTCCTTTACTCTTGAAGATATTACCTACACTAACTTGAATTCGTTTGGGTGGGCTACTTCATACCGTTCAACAAGCGGTGTGTGCTTCCCTACGTATACCACACAGATGGCACAGTGGACCAACTTGGTTAAGTGGAACACAGCTGAGTATTGTAACATCTATGTGGCTCCAGACTTCTGCTCTACGATTCTTGGCTTTGCTTGGACTACATTCATTCCTTGGAGTGTACTTGACGGGGTGTGGGTAGAGACAGAGATGATGGGTCTTACTGGTCCTCATCTTACATGGAGATTCGAGAATGAAACCCTCACTCACGAGATGGGTCACTACTGCGGACTGCACCACGTATTTAAAGATGCTGGCACAGTAGTACAGTATTGCGGACAGAACCTTGGCCCGTGTGAACATACAGGAGACTTTGTATGTGATACTCCTCCCACAAAGGTTAGCTATGGTTGCCCAGGTGTTCCGGGGTACTACTGCCCTTCAAGTAACTATGGTGGAGTACCCTTCTATGCCAATAACCATATGGACTATTGTGAAGAGGAATGTAGAGATGTATTTACACCTGGTCAGATTGAGCGGATGCACGCCTTGTTAGAGTATCAAAGACTTGAACTCTTTTCTGATGACGTGTTTTGTTTTGGAGATTTAGATGGTGATTGTAATCGGGGTACTAGTGATATTCTATACTTACTTGCGCAAATGGGTTGCGAGTATTGTACGGATGGTGACTTGGATTTAGACCACTTCGTTACCTCCAATGACTTACTGTATCTACTTAATGTATATGGAGATAACTGTAATTGCTATAATTTAGTCGTGCCCGATTCCCCGGCTAGAAAACCTGAAGACGTTTATGAATTACTTCGACAACTACAAGACTATGGAGAATAACGAACCTAGAAAAAAGAAAGAGATTGAGTCTTTAAATATCCAAGTAGGTGGAGAACACTACAAGGATTGTAAGATTGAACCTGTAGAATACATCGTGGCAAACAACATTGGTTTCTGCGAGGGTAACATCATCAAGTATGTGACTCGCCACAAAGAGAAGAACGGCTTACAGGACTTACTGAAAGCACGTCATTACATTAACATTCTTATCGAACTCGCAACCGCACAGCAAGTAGATAAGATTAAATACAAAGACCTGCCTAACAACTGATTTATTTCCCAAGTACTATGGAAGAGTTCTACTGTCAAAATGATATGGTGAATCCGGACGCTGTTCCATGCAAGATTCAATGCTCGTTATGTGCTAAATATCAGAACAACCACAAAGAACCTCTAGAAGACTGGGAAGATGACTATGACCTTTAATCCCTTTAATTTTTTTAGTATGAAAAGTTTTGCAGTATTGGCGTTTGCTTTGGTGTCTACTTATGTCTCTGCTCAAAAATTAGCCGAGAATGAGATTGATGAGTTTACTGGAATTGCACAGAAAATGACAGACCTTTACATCCTCGGAAAAGGAGATGGTCTAGCTCATGGAGTTGCATTTAATATCGCTCAGACGACTGGGCTGTATCTTTTTACTACAGCTGATATTGGCTGCGTTGGTACTCCGCGGAGCCGAATCATCTTTCTATTCTCAGACGGTACGAAGACAGCGGAGATCGTTGATCATGCGAGCATTGACTGTGCCGACGATGCGACACAAATCTTTATCCTTAACCCGAAAGATTTTGAGGGTAAGGTAATTACCAAGATGCGTATCTATCGTAGCGAAGGATATGACGACGTTACGTGGGATGGTCCCTACACGCTACAACAACTGTTAGCTACTGTTAAATGAACCCAGATATGAATACCCTCTGCCACCTGGTAACAGCTTGGGCAGATAAGCGGAATCTAATTCATAGAGACAATGCTGTTCGCCAAGCACTCAAGGTAGTTGAGGAGATGGGTGAAACAGCTGGTGCCTTACTCAAGAACAACGAGGACGAATTAGTCGATGGTCTGGGTGATACCTTTGTCACCCTTATCATCCTAACCCAGCAGTTAGGGTATAGCCCTCACTACGTTCTTAATAAAGCATATGAAGTGATTGAAAACCGTACTGGTAAAACTGTAAACGGTACCTTTGTGAAAGATTGATTTGGTTGTTTACTTTCGGCACAAGTAAATACGAAGGGAGTCTCTAAACGTAGAGGCTCCCTTTTTCGCTCCCTTAGCTCAGTCGGTTAGAGCAGCGAACTCATAATCCGCGGGTCGTTGGTTCAAGCCCAACAGGGAGTACAATGAGCCGAATAAGCATCATTATCGGCTCAAAGAAACCTTAATGATGCTTATAAGCATCAATTCACCCTATTAAGAACTAATAGAATGTACAGCACAGGAAAAAACAATTTTGAGTTTACTGGAATCCAAGCAGGAACTAAAGTCCTTGTTAGTCGAGATGGGGAGGAATGGCAAGAGCGTATCTTTCTGACATCCATCCAAGGAGCATGGTATCCTTATATCTGTGTAGCTATAGACTATGAAGATGACTACTTACAAGGAAAACCCTTTGAAGTAAACACATGGTTTGACCTAAAGGAAATCAAAGGTGCAAAGACCATTGTGCTACCCCCGTTACACTTTTCAGGACATTCAAATGAGGATTGACTACACTTTTCAGGAGTCAACTATGCAAAGTGTACCCGAAAGGTTGTAAAAACACGCTATAATTTACAACGAATACCCGATGAGGTACAAATCTAAAACCCCAGCAAAATCTAATAATATGAAACCAGAACTTATGTCCGCCAGCTTCACCTTTGGGCAAGAAGGTAACACCGAAGGAACCACGAGCGAGTACGAAGAGATTACCATCGAATATCAGAATCCGTTTGATCTTCATCATGGGTTCTTCGTCTTGCGTACGGAAGGGTGGTCTATTGACAACGCAGCAGAACTTGCAGAACTCTTGGATAGGATTATAAAAGTAGACGCCAAAGAGAAATGAAAGTATACCTAGCACATTC